GCCCTAACGCATGTTCGCTGTGATATAGCGTGATAACTAACGCGCCTGCTTGCGGCTGTTACAAGATCGGCAGCACGCTCGTAGGTTGCTGGGCTCCAGAACGAGGTGTGGGGCCAGCGAAATTGGTTGAACATGATCCACTGTCGCATCTGATCCGACTAATTTCTTTTCGCAGATATAACATGTCCAGTTATCTCTCTGCAATACGGTCTTACGTACAGCCTGCCACTTGCTTCCGTAGCCACGCTCCGTAGTATTTCTTTTTGGTTTTACTGGATGCGCTGCGATGTACGCATTAGCACAAGCATCGCATCTACTGTTTGGTCCAGGTATACCACAATCAAGGCAAGGTTTACGCATACTGCACGAATGTGTGAATCTCTCCACCAGAATATAAATCTAATTCAGAAGCTATCTGTATCGCTTCTTCAATTGCATCTTCTGCATCTTCAACATTCATGTTGCCGATAACATCGTTATCCTGAGTTAACGAATGCAAGATTGCCATGGCGTAATCTCCGCCTGATCCTGTTGCATAAATTCCTCGCGCTGAACGTTCCCACGAATAATCTTCTGCAATAGAAAATAATTTTCCTTTAATTGCAACAATTAAAGAACCTTCAAACTTTGCAACGTCGTCGTCTTTTTTTATTTCTCCGCCAATTTCAGCAATTGCTTTTTTCAATGACGGAATAAAAGATTTTGTTAAATAGTTCTCAGTTGATTTTCCGCTGAGACGTGGTGCAGTCCATGAATACTGCAAAACATTTAACACTCGAACAGAACCAGATCCTGCGATAAGCGCTGGACCGTTCTGGAAGATTTTTGGTTCAACCATGAATATGAACGTTCCGGAATCTGAATCTGTAGCTTTCGATTCTGATCCGAGAACGCACCATCCATCGCCTTGGATTGCCGCAAGCGTGGTCATGATTTCTCCCTGAAATGGTAGTGGCGAGGTCTCTTTCTTCCCCTAAAGACACCTCGCCGTGGATATTTATACCAGATTGTCTGGTTTGGTGTTAATTGTCCTTCTGGTGGTTCTTGGGTGTTTCATGGAGTGATCCGGCGAGAACTCCCAATGTCGACTTGTCCCATTCGGCCCGACATTTGACGCATTTGGCTGAACTCGGTCCGTAATGGTCCATTTGGACCACCAGACAGTTTTTCATGCCGCAGGCCGGACAGAATCCCTGGATCCTGCGAGGCTGATCCCGCCAGGTCAGTCGTAGCTCAAGCTGGTTGCGGTAATACGAGACCCGACCGGAGACGTGTTCGACCAGTTCGTCGGTCGCGTTGGTCAGAAGGCTAGGCAGTTGATAGAAATTCTCATTTACGGATCGGTAGACACGTCCGTTGCACATCTCGACCATTTTGGCGCTGAGAGCGGCTGCCTCGAGGAGCAAACCCAGGAGTTCGTCGTTTATAGGCGCCTTAGAACTGGCGAGAATTGACTTAGAACCACCTTCTGCGTCCGAGGAAGGCGTAGACTCATAAACCTCGCTATAAAGCTGCGAGAGGAGTCCTGGATGCCTAGAAACATGCGTTCTACCTGAATCTGTCGGCTCCTGGTGATCGTAGGGCTTACTCAGGTGCGCTACGTCGTCGATGAGCGACGCCATCAGCTCAGAACGGGATCTGGTCATTCAGGCTCTCCTTCTTGCAGTCATGGAGGGAAACTACCAAAGCGTGTGGTCCGTTGATCCCGTTTTTGATTTCATGCAGTAGGCGAATTTTCGCCGTGGTCTCCTTGGAGTTCGAGGACAGGCGGAAGGTCGACCGACCCTGGAGCTGCATCTCGAGCTCCTCGTACTTGGTCAGGAGCTTCATGTCCAGGCGGACTCGGAACCCGCCGGCATAGCAGTCCCAGATCCCAGCGCCACATCTGAAACACGCCGTCTCTTGGAGTGGTGTAACCTTCGCATCTGTCATAAAAACCTCCGGGAGGAGCTTTTGGAATTTTTGGTCATTTTGGTTCGGTCTGATTGAAAAAGCTCTTCCCACTCCGTTCCTCCCCTAGGGAGGAACGGGAGTAGCGGGAGGAGCTTTTTTTCTTTAATCAGAAGCTCCTCCCAGGAGTAACTGGGAGGAACTGGGAGGAGCGGGAGGAGCTTTGTGTTCTGGCTGGCTAAAACCGCCTTGGAAGGTGTCCGACAGCGGATCAAGATGGCTGTCGTAGTGCTTCACGAACCCGAGCCGGCGAGGCGAATTGCGGCTTTCGCCGTCCCGGGTTTCGGCCAAATAGAGCTCCTGGACGAGGATGTCGATAGCCAAATTGACGGCAGAATCCTTGCCCTTCACGCCCTTGATAACCTCATTACGGGACGGATTTTCGTCCTCGGGCCAGTCGGCAACAAACCGGGTCACCCGCTCCATCAGGATCGTAGGACGCATCTTTCCGTCCGCCGACAGTGATGGCATCTCGATACGCCAGAGGGTCCGAGATGGGTCTGAGGAGTCCAGGACGAACGTTCCGGCATGTTTCCCTGGCGATACGGATCTAAGGCCGCCATTTCGGTCCTTCTCAATCGAGAGGCCGATTTTGCCCAGCTTTCCAGGCGCTGGAGCCATCAGTACCTCCGCCGAGAGATAGGTCCCGTCAACGGCACGCTTCTTGGCGGTACCGCCGATGGCATAACCTGAGGATCTGGCGTCAACACCCTTCGGCAAGTGGTCGATGGTGATAACGCAGGCTCCGACCACGTGGGCCAGAGGCTTACAGACCGCTCGGATAGCCTTGGTGATGTCGTCGTTGTCGGTGGACTTCAGTCCCAACATCGGCACGATTTCACCGAGGGAGTCAACGACGGCAATATCTGGCTTCCACTGGATCATGTCTTGAATGAAGGTCCGGAGACCTTGAATGTCCTCAGGTTCTGCGATCCGGAAGAAGTTGGGGTTGGCGATATAGGCAATGGGTGCGCCCAGAGCGACCAGACGCGTAGCTATCTCAGCAGATCCGTTGTGATCCACGTCAAGGTACACGGCACGGCGTTTCTGGAGCAGCGCCTCAACCACAGCGCACATAGCAAGCCATGATTTCGCTGTTTCAGGGTCGCCGAATATGCCGTTGATGCGGCCAGGGTAGAACAGAGAATGACCATCGGCCCGGACGACCCAGGACGGAGGATCTATCTCAGGGGCTTTACCAGTGAGTAACCAACCAAGGTCAGCATAGATAGAGACCTCTTCGTCATCGTCAAGGCTCGCAGGCTGCTGTCCAGGATCAGAAACAGGTGCCAGGAACTCCTCGACGCTGAACTCCAGTCCCTTGAGCTTTCCGTCGCAGTCTTTGCCGTTGCACTGCTCTCGCGGCTGCATTTTGGCCAAGATGATGCTAATACCGCCGAGCAACATGCGCTTCCACTCAAGTTCAGCGGACGTGATGCCTCGGTCGTTACCGATCACCTGGACGAAGTCGTTACCGACGCGCTGGAGTGAGTAACCAACGCCGGAGTGACCGGTCTGACCCAGACGCAACAGTCCCAACATGAGGTCACGGACGGCATCATGGCGTGATCCTTGGCGACCCGATAGCGCATCTTCCATGTCGTAGAGCTTTCGGTTGACAAGGGCGCACGGAACGCCGGGCGTGCACCATTCGGCAAACGCAACGGCCAATTCCTCGGCATTGGTGTCGAGTCTCTCAGTTGCGGGCGTTGCCAGCTGACCTTTGGTCAGTCCATGGACCCAGGTCATAGGTAATTCCGGCAATGAGTCAACGACTGGACCCGCCCCGATGTTGTTCCGGTTGTCCGGATCTATCCACCGGTAGGTCCGACCTTCTGGGTGAAGAGATGGCCAGACGACCGCATAACGGTGGCCGCGATGGATGGTCTCGATTCCAGGTCCAATTTGGTTCGGCCATTGCAGACCTTCTGGGATCTTGTAGAAGCGGATTCCGCTGATTCCGTCATCTCGGGACGTAACGCGCCAGGTCTCGGGTAATGGACCAAAACTTGCTATGGCCTGGGTCAAGCTTTCAAGGCCTGTTTTGTCGCCATAGGCATCGACGTCGATACCCAGGATATTGGCGGGCATGCGCAGAGCTATGTTTCCATCGCCTTTGGTGTTGATCCAGGTGTCTATCTCCGACGGATCAGGAGACACGTGCGCAAACCGCTTGCCGGTGTAACCCGTGGGCGGATGAGACTTCTTGCCTGCCGGAAGCGGTAGGACGTCAGCCCAACCGAGCTTACGGTAATCCCACGCTGACTGAGCGTAGGGACCGACGATAGTTTGTGATTCTTCCTCAGGCATCATTCAGCTTCCCCTGTTTTCTTTGGCGTCCAGTTGATCCGCCAGCACTTGCCCATGACAGTGATCGAGAAGATTCTGTTGTTGGCAAAGTACGACGGCATAATGATAATTTCGAGGACCGGATTGTACGGTCTGTGGCGAGGAAAGGTCGAGAAGCTAACCTCTCGACCCAGGATGCGTTTCCTCATGACTTACCCGCCCAGCCATCGCCCTTGAAGACGATGCCTGGAGCAGAGTAAACCTTGGTCATCATCTGACCGCAGGCACACTTTGGTGCTGCTTGATCCTCTACGCTTGCGATAATTTCTGTCGTAATGCCGCATGTGGCACAACGAAATTCGTACGTTGGCATGAAATTCCCCCTTCTGAGATTTCTAGTACCAGCTAAATTTGACCCAGTGCGCCTTTGCGGCACAAGGTCCACCCGAACCGTAACGCTCGGAGATATATGCCAATGTGGCAATGAGCTGAGAACGTGGATCGTGCGAGTACTTCAGACCAATGTTCTTGTAGGTCGAAGCCAGCAACTGACCAATTCCCTTAGCTGATGATGTTGGATTCTTTGCTTCGTTGTTCCAGTGTGACTCATTGGTCACAACGTAATCCAGGCAGTCAAACTGTTGCTTCGTCAGGATCTGATACGCCAGATATCGGGCGTCATTTACTTCGAAGTTCAGTAGTGCATCAGGTACGAGCTGAACAACCGGCGTCTGCTTGATGATCTTTGCTACTGGGCGATCAACGAACATTCCGAGGGCAAAGAACATGGCACAGAGTGTCACAATGGTGGACACTAGGCGTTGTTGTCGATGATTAGTCTTCATGTGAACCCGCCATCGCTCGGCAAAATTCCAGCCAGTCGCGATCATCCTCGCGATTCTTGATCCAGTTGTGGACCAACCGAGCGGAATTCCAGCCTACGATAAAGGCGAGAACACTTGCAATTACTACTACCATTTTTTACCTCCTTGATAAGAGAAGAGCCCGAGCGAACCCGGGCCCTTCGTTTTCCGGACTAGAACTTCGGCGTAACGGGTGTTGCGCCTAGTTGTTGCATCAACGCAGCAATAGCTGCCTGGTCCATTGCTGGCGCTGATGGTGTTACCGGTGCTGCAGGAGCGGCCGCAGCAGATTGCGCAGCAGGTTGCGCAAAGGACTTTGACGCTTGTGCATCGACCCATGCTTTAGCGCGAGCAACGTCAGCATCCTGGAAGTTGTTGAGGACCCATGCTGGGTTCCCTTTTCCTGTATCAACAGTGCCGACGCGTGCAAGCACGTTTCGAGATCCGACAGAGAGCTTGTTAGTAATGCCGACGTGCCCAACTTTGACATCAGTCTGGAGCTGGTTGTCTCCGTCAAGGTCAACGAAATCGACCGTGAACTCGTCAATGTCTCCCTTGCGCAATTCGTCGTAACGACGACTGACGCTCTTAACTGCAGTGAACAGCACGAGGTGGCCATTGTGATCCGCTGGCTTGAAGAAACCACCGCCGGATTTTGGTTGTTCGAACATGATATTTCCCTTCTTGTTTCTGTTTTATATTGCGATTTTTGTTCTTGCATGTGCAAGCTCTTCTACGTGCATGCAAATCTCTTCCGCAAGCTGATCCGGAATGATTGCACGCTCCGATTTTGGTCGACCAATGGTTCCAGTGCTAGAACCACGAGGCGCAGCGATGTGGTCAGGAGACCCTGGCGAACACTTAGGACGTGGAACCCACGTATCCAGATCCGTCCAGAGATCGGTCGGCTTCATTCGATCGTCTCCGTAACTACAGTATGTGATGGTGTGACGCGGGAACTGTGCAAGCAATGGAAGCTTACGAAGTACTCCGCGAGGGTTCTCAATCATAAACCCATAGGTCGGATCAAGATCGAGAATCAGATCCCGAAGATGCTCAATTATTAAAAGATTTAACTTGGCGTCTTCGGTTTTTGGTTCGTACGCCAACTTGCCGCCACCCCAATGGTGGTGCAAAGAGGCTACAGAGAATGTGATACACGGAGGCGATGACCAAATGAAATCTGGTCGACCGTATTCGCGGATCAAGCTCTCAGCTTCGAGTTTCATAAATTTCTGAGTATCCGGTCCCTTGTACCGAACGTCCAGATTCCATGTCATGACTGTGTGACCAGCTTCGGCAAATGCACGAGTTGGACTACCAGCGCCAACAGAGAAATCGAAGATGAGAAGACTCATACCTTCTGCTGCTTTCCGATAATCTGCTTTGAGCGTTCTGCCTTCCACTTGAATACTTCAAGCGCTGCGCGGAATACGCCAAACTCAGCCTCGGTGACATCCATTTCCACAACCTTGCCCGTGCCTTCTTTTGGCGCGTGCCAAATCTGACAACGAGTAATCTGTGGAACAGGAAGTTCAGTCCCATCAGTAAGGAGAATGTTCTCGGCATACTTATATGCAGCAAGCTGAATGGCATAGTCCGGATAGACACCGGTCGATGTTTTCAGATCCACGAGGGTGACTTCTCCGTCGATGATATGGATTCCATCAAATGAACCTGCATAACCATATCTGTGCGACCAGACGGTGCCTTCAATGGAGATCGGTTGAGGTTGAACCGCTTTGAGAATTGCGCGAAGATTACGTGCGGCTTCGCCCAAGCCTGGCGGATCGAACGGTGAGTTAATGTCCACTTGTCCGCGCAGCAGAGCTTCGCAGTACTCATGAGCATCAGTACCAGCGGCAGCAGCACGATCTCGTGTGCGCCATGGTGATCCCTTGAGCATGTCGATAGCTGCGTCAGCAGGCAAATCAACCCAAGCGGATTTATTGTTGGCCGCAAATTCTGCAACGCTCTTGGCAGCCCAACGCGGAAGCGCTGGTTTGTCCAGGACGTTCAGAACTGTGGTGACCGAAGGAACAACTTCGCCAGAAACCGGGTGCGAATAACCGCGACCAGTCCCGACGGTGACCGCAAGAGCAGGACTCGTCATTTCTTCGCCTCATTGTGTTGCTGGACAACCAGAGCAATCGCCAAGGCGCGTGTTCCGATCTCCTTCAACTCCTCCTCGAGCTCGCGGTAGCGAAACTCGCGTCGCAAAGTATCCGCTTTCAGGATCTTTGCATCTAATTGCTGGACAGCAGACCAGAGCGGTTCGACTCCGAACTTGAACTGGTAGTGCTCAGCATTCTGGATAAACGCATCATGCGCTGATGTGAACAGCTCATGACTCGTTAGTGCCAGCTCCTTCGTTTTTCCCATTTTCCCCTTCTTTCCTTGGTTCACCATAGCCAGCGTCGCGAAGAAGCTGAACCATAATCTTGAGCGGCACGATTGCCGGCCAATTCTCGATACTCGCCGGGCCAAAGCCATCAGGCCGCAGAACAGCGACGGGGATGATCCCGTCCTTGATCCGCTCCGCTGCCTGATTCATGGCTTCAGTGACTGGAAACCCCCGACGTGCTTTTACTTCCCAGTCAATTCCCACGGTTCCTGTGACGTCTGTTCCTGAGCGACCGGCCCCGGTCGATTCAGCAAACGGCCAACCATGATCCGCGAGATAGTTCGCGACAATCTTCTGAGAAGCGTAGCCGCGATGTTTTCTGTGTTGACTCATACAATCCGTTCTCGTGCCTGGAAGACTGCGCTCTCAAGCCAATGCTCGAAAGTCGTCAAGCCTGGCAAGTACAGATTTGCTTGCCAACCATAAAGTATCGCCCGAGCGGTCAAACTGATGTCATCTATGGAATGTTTCGACCATAAAGGTTCGTAATCCCAAATTCCATCGTCAATTGCGCGTAGCTGCTCTGCCTTTTCAATATCGCGGTGGTATAAGTGCATGGAACCCACAGTGTGCGAGTACCAACCCATGGGCAAGTCCAGAGCTTTAGCAATAGCGCCTTGGAGTGCGGCAAACTGAACGAGATCATAGGGCAGACCCAACCACACGTCGTTTGACCGCATCGAAACGCGCATGCAGAGTTCTTGGTTCCGGATAAAGAATTGAATGGTCAAGGTGCAAGGAATATCCTTAGCCTCGAAATCCAGATCCTGGACAGAGTTGTAGATGGTCAGAATTGCCTGGCGTGAATCAGGATCACGCTTGAGCAAGTTGACGACCTTTTCCAGCTGGCCATAAACACGCATGCCGTAGGCGCCGTGGAAAACACCGCCGTCGAGGTAGTTCTGGAAGACGGATGATCCAGAAACTACCAGTTCAGGCGCTGTGGTTGTCCCGACCAGCTGAAGCGCCTCGACGGCTCCGATGAAAGGCTTGAGATCTCGGTACTGAACTTCATAAGGCATCAGCCACGGGCGCTGGATCTTGAAAGTCATGTTGGTAACTTCCTGAGTATCTTGGCCACGAGGAGAGATTTTGTCTCCGTGAACGAGGCAAATCCCGATAGCGGACTCGACTACTTCTGACGGGGTTTCAACTTCAAGAAACATGGATCAAATCCCTTTCTAGGCTATCGGACTCAACAATTCGGCAATTTCGGATGGTCTCTGCCAGATCCAGGTACAAGTCCTGAGCTCTGAGAACGTCCGGAATCTGATCCTGCTCGCCGCGCAACATCAGGGTGTTACTGATGGCATCAGGTGATCGGACAACGACGATGATTTCAGCGCCCATTTCTTCCAACATCTGGTTGCAGAGGTTGAATGACTCACGGCGCTTGAAAATAGAAGGACGGTCAAAGATATGCGGCCAAATCATCTCGCCCACGTGCCAGCGGTCCAGGATGATGTCCTGATCCTCGTCAGCAGCAATAATCGGGCTGATGTATTCCTCGAACCAATGACTGTGGCGTGGAATTCCAGCGTGCATGAGAATACCGCCTTGAGTCTTCTGGAGCCATTCGGCATGAGACGTCTTGCCTGTGCCGTCGACTCCTTCAATGATGGTAATCATGCGCAATCCTTTGGGAAACCCTCGTCGTACTCGCAACCTTCTGACACGGAGCACATGACTCCCGAGTCGTCAAAAGCTCGCTTGCACTCTGGACATTTGCCCCAGACGCCGTCGTATCCTTGATCCTGGCGGATCATGTTTCGGTCGGCCTTTTCCATATACCGCTCCTGGACTTCTTCGGCGGTAGCGCCAGCGGCCAAGAACAGGTTGACCAAGAAGTGCATCACGTCAATAAGCTCGCCGACGTAGGCGTCGCGATTCAGGTGTCGACTTGTCGCCCATGGCTTCCAGCCGACTTCGGCTAGAGCTTCGTGCAATTCGTCCGTTGCTGCTAAAACCATGTCCCGAATGAACTGGTTTCTGGTCTCATCGTCCATGCGGTGCGGATCTATACCGAAAGACTCCCGCTGAAGCTGAGACTGGCGCATAAAAATTAGGTCAAGCATTGTTCCCCCTCGAGATGTGAGTTACTTCTATGTCTAGTTGTGAAGCTATGTTGTCAAGCAGATCCTCTGGATAGACTTGAGGATCTATAGGAACACCGAAGAACACCCGGCGAATCCCGTGAGCAGCAATGAGAGGCAAACATGCCTGACATGGCCGATGCGTTACTGCCAACAGTCCGCCGCGGGTATCCTGAGGCGTGCAGTAGCGAAGCGCGTTGACTTCAGCATGGATCACGAACGGGCGACGTGCTTCCCGATCATCCCAGTCAATCTGAACACCCGATGGTGCGCCATTGTAGCCAATGCCAGCGACAGAATTATCTGGTCGCAGAACAACAGCTCCCACTTGGAACCATGGATCTTCACTTCGACTCGCTGCAGTATCCGCCAACATCAGGGCATATTCATGCCATTCAGGGCGAAATCTCATACGCTGACCAGAATCTCAAGCTCTCCGTCATCATGGACAGCAACTTGATATCGGCACGATTTGCACTCATATCGTGTTTCAAGATATTGGCGAGAACGCCATTCAACCATATCAACGCCACAATGTTTCATCGGTTTGACCTGCCCCTGCCATCAGCGGATCGGACAATTTGCTGAACGCGACTGACGGAAATATCCAAAACGTCAGCGATTTCAGCGTATGTCCATCCTTCAGCACGCGCCGTGTTGATGATGCCAAGGAAATTCTTGCGATTTTCCTCAGCAGTTTTTGCATGATTATGCATCTCGCGATGCCAAATCTTTAGCTGATCCTCAATTTCTTCGTCGTTCATCGGCGATACTGCGCTTCTGGAACTGACAATTCCATTTTGCTAGCAATTCGACGACGCGCATCGCGCAGTGCGTCTTTTGACGTGCCGTGATAATTCGTGAACTGACCGACGTATTCCATAGCGTGAGGCAATTCGCCCTTGTAAATATCGACTTGCCATGCCTTTGGTGCGCATTCGCCAGGACGATTGACTTTTATGGTGTACAAAGTCTGATCCAGAACAGCTGTGTGTGTTGCCATTTTCCCCTTCTTTCAACGAGCCAGGCGGCCCGATGGGAGAAGTCTACCCCACGGGAATAGGCAAAAATGGCCAAAAAACACCCTAAAAATAAAAAAAATTGGCCCTAATTTAGGGCCTAAAACTGCATACCTATCTACTCCAGGGGGGTAGTATTCTCTATATCGGAGCGGCCCCGCCCCGAAGAATCAGGAGCAAGAAATGAAAGAACGTTTATGGATCGGAACGCAAGGCGAAATTACTTGCGAGGAGCACGCTGGATTTTTATTGAAGTCAGCTATTCAAGCTGATCCTGAAACATGGCATCATGAAACTGAACTTGATTGGTGGATTCGCTATAACAGCGGAGAATATAAGTGTGAAACTTGCGTACAAGTCGAGCGCAAAGCGCTTGCAGCAGCGAAATAAGGAGCGACAAATGACTGTTTATCAAGAAATTATTGCAAACGGCTTGAACGTTGATGCTGACACTGCTGAGAGTGTTCGCGATTTTATTTGCAAGTATTTTGATTTCGAGTGGTGTTCTGCAACGATTTTAGACATTGTAAGAGTCGCTAAATACGCCAAAAAAATGATGGACGATGATGTTTTCTCACAGATTGGCGCATAATGAAACGCGAGATTATTGAGAAAATTGCCAAACTCGAGCGCGAGATTCGCGAACTTCGAGGTTTTCCGTCCATGCAATTCCGTAAAAGAATGGAAATTGAAGCTCTTCAGGATCAGTATCGAAAGTTAGGAGACGAATAAATGCTCAGTCCTTTAGGATCATGGCTGATGTGGTTCACCATCAGCGGCTTAATTATCGCATTCTTGAAAGAGAGTCTATAAAAAAATAAAGCCGTCCATAGCGCTAGCAGAAGGGGTTGCTAGTTCTATGGACGGCTTTTTACTATTTTTCGGTGGCTAGTTCTCCACCCAAACCCATATACGCGGCGGCGTCAATCCATCCGTCAACCTTTTCCGGTGTCTGGACGAGACGTGCGACTTTCACTTGATTCATGCACAGAGCTACTTGATGCTCCGAAACCTCTATGCCAAGCACAACGCTCCATAGCGCTGCAATGCGGCGGAAGTTATCCTGAGGAGTTCCGTACTCTTGCTCTCGATCGTTGTACGTCAGCCGAGTGGCTTCATCCAGGATCTGCTTGCGGTTCATCTTTGCCCCCTTGTCGTCTTTTGCGCCCTTGGCTAAATTACAAGGAGCGCACAAAGCTTGTAAATTCTCTTCGTCGTTTGTTCCGCCTTTTGACAGCGGGATTACGTGGTCAATGTGAGGTTCAACCTCAAAAAGACTTGCGCCGCAGTGCTGGCACGTGAAGCCCGATTTAGCAAGAACCCGCAGGCGGATCGTCTGTGGAAACGAAATCCTACCTACGGGTTTCTGCTCTCGGGTACTTTTAACAAGTGCTCGAATGTCCGACCGTAGTGACATAGACTACTTCCGGCATCGGCAACCATTATGCTGACCGCGTTTGCGGTGCTTGATAATGTTGGCAGGTTTGGCGTCATATCCGTGCTCATTCAAGAGACGAGAAATAGCTGCCGCTGCGATGTCGCGGTTGTCCACGAGTTCGAGCAGAGCTTTTCGATCTTCTGAGTTCAGATCCTCAAGAATGCGCGAAACCTTGCAATGATAACCTTGCTGGATTGGCGGATTCTTAAGAAACGCGTCAATTGCGTCTTTTAAGCCCATGAAACTATGCCGCTTTTGCCTTAAGCTTTTGGTAAATAGCTTCGACTACTGGCTGTCCCACCGCAATCAAGGCTGCCCAAGCAACCTTCTTGATGCTGTGATTTCCGGTCTGATAAATACCGACCGCAGTGACCACGAGCGCATAGATGTAATGCTTGACAAGATTCTTAGTCTTTGCTGAGATCTTCATTGTTGCCCTTTCTAGGCGACGGTGCTGAAATAATACTAGAGCGATGCGAGAAAGCTCGTGAGTGGGAAGTTCACTCCAGGATCAACATGACCGCCAATCACCTTGTGAGCAATAGTGATGTCGTGGTGAGTGCAAAATCCCTTTGTCTTACCGTCCAGGATTTCCTGAGTGGTCAGATGATGCGCTGGGATGCTGTACTTCGCCATCAGAGTCTTGCATAATGCCGTAGCTTGAGCAAGGACGCCCCGGGAATACGGGTTGGCCCACTGGGCGACCGTGAACCCGGCTTGTCCGGTGAGTTCGATGCCGATGGACTCAACATTGCGCTCGTAGACATCGCAGTGCCAGGCGACATCGGCATCGTCCACGCTCTGAACAACCTGAGCTGAGTCAACCATGTAATGCGCCGAGGCTTGAGGAGCAGCAGGACCTGCAAACCACTGGGCCAAGTGTTGTGCTTGGCCCGGAAGTTGCTGATTCTCTGCTGAATGAAGAACGATGATCCGGATGGGCTTGCGCTGTCCTGATCCTGGAGTGTAATGCTTTGCAGTCGTTGTCACTGGTAAATCAACCTTTCTGCAAGGTCTCCTGGCGTAACCAGAAAGTCCTCTTTCTCAAACAGCGGTAATCCAGCCTTGCGGTAGCACTCAGCCACCAACTCGGAGCAGATATAGCCGTTCTTGGTGGATAAATAACGCATCAACCGCGTGTTGGCAAGGATTTTCAAGCCAAGGATACGGAAAGCAAGATCGGCAATGACAAAAAAACCGTACGGCTTGCCGATGATTTGGCGCGCTTGGGCAACAATAATCAAGCGCTGCTGGTCGCTGAGAACCTCGTGTTGGTTCCACGCGACATAAGGATACTTGGACAGCGGACTGATTTCGACGCCTTTTGGATTAGCTTCGATAATCTGGTCGCTGCCAATATAGATAAAGGTGTGATTCCAACGGGAGAGAGTGCCGATGCGGATCAGCTTACCCATCAACCCGTTGGTCTTCACACAACCGTAGTCTCCCGGACGAGGCTTAAAGGTTGTCGTCATCTATGGTGTCCAGAATGTGCTCAAGGTTTTCTGTTTGCTGGCGCTCCAACTTGCGGATTTCGCGCAGGATCAAGGCGTCACGAGTCGTTTGACCGATCATGGCAATACCGATCACCAATTCAACGGTAACCGCCAACCAAGAGGCAAGGTTCATCCACTTGATATAGGCTGAGGTGTCGCCAAACCAGCTAGGACGGATCCACCAAACAATGGTGACCGTCGTCCAGAGAATGACAAAGTACCAAGTACGGATCAAGTTCTGAACCATCCAGGAAATTTGCTCGCTGAATGTCAGGCTATCGCCAGTCTTGGGATGCGTGAATTTCTTCTTAAACATCAGAGCCTCGCTTTCGACGAATGCCCCTTTTGCTGGTATTTTCAGTCTTAATGATGTATGTGATTACCCGATGAAAAATCCACCAGATAACGCCCCCGATTGCCCCGATTGAGAATGTAAATCCATAAAGGATATTTGCCCAGTCTGACCAGTCGTTAAGTGTTATTTAATTGTTCCTTACTATTGAGGTTTATCCCCTGCCTCTATTTTACCAAGTAATAACTTTAATGTGATGTTTTCCTGAACCAATTCTCCTATGAGTTGTCTGAGACTTGCAATAATCTCGTCGCTGCTCACTTGTGGCATTACTTAGATTCCAATGTGGCAACACGAGCAGTTAATTCCTGAACAGCTTTGACCAATGGTGCTATGAAATAATCATAAACAAGGCCTTGACGAGATTCTGAATCTGTTGGGTCGTCCATAGTCCAACCAGCGAAATCAAGGTCAGGATTGTCTACCAAGCCCTCGAGCGCTGCCTTGACTTCTTGTGCGATGAATCCATAATGGCGTCGTGTGCCAGCGATAGGAGTTGCAACCGTTTCGCCTTTGTCGTCAATAGTTGTTTTGACATTTCCAACGTTCATCTTAAATGACACTGGATTGAGCTTGCTGATGAAATTCAAGCCGAGAGCGGCTGGCTGAATATCATTCTTGACTCGTTGGTCCGAGGTGTTAATTGCGGAGTGTGCGGAATAAATATAATTCCAACGAAAAGAACTTGAACCTATTGAATAAGCTGCGTCAATGCCTGAGCCAGTGCTATCTCCGGGAACGATATGTCCCTGCGATACCCATCCAGCACTTGAAGAAACCGATGCACCACGAAGATAAGATCCAGTTGAATTGCCCGATGCCAGACCTGCTTGCGCTCCTATTGCGCGATCCGTAATAAGTGCATAAGAGCTAGCAGAACTGTTTGGATATAGGGCTGTCGTTGCCCCTGAGTTTGTGATGTAACCGTTGGTCGTAAATTGCCATCCAGACGATGAATTCCCAATCCAGCCAGAGGTTGCTTGAATTGTCCCGGTAATTGTGGCGCTAGAAGCCGTCAATGCGCCAGCGGAAGTGACGTGAAATGTGCCAGATCCGTTGTTATATTCAATCGAGCTAATGGTTCCGCTAGTGATTTTGCCAGCGTCTAGGTTAGCGATGACGGAACTGGTGATTGGTGAGGAAACCCATGATGAGCCGTTCCATGCCCACTGGCCGATAATGTTGCCGCTTAGGTATTGCCACCAGATGTCTCCGGTATTTGTGCCAGAACCAGAAGGAGTGCTTGACGAGTAGGTAATTTTATTTTTGCCGTTGGCTGATGTTTGTGCGGAATTTGCAGTTGAGAGGGCTGTTGAAGCATCTGAAGCGGCCGTGGAAATTGCAGTGTCTTGAACGTCTGCCCAAGTGCTTCCATCCCAACGGTGTTGCTTGTTTCCGTTGCTGATGTCGAACCATATGTCGCCAATGGCGCTCGCTGTTGGTGTCGGATTAGCGTAGAAGGTGGTCGTTGTCTGGACCGTAGCGATACCGCCGGCATCAGTGTCAAAATCGGTTGATACGTACCACGTCGACTCTGGGATGGGCGTATTAGTAATCTGCGGTGCTATTGGCATCTTTTACCCCTTAGATGGTGATTGAGTACGGATTCATCGGTGACGTGTTAATTTCTACGCGCCATGATGTTGGAGTAATACTGTGATTAAAGCCTTCAACAACGCAATACAGCTCAAGGGTTCTGCCGTCAACCGTGGTTCGTTCAACGGTTACTTGGTCGCCGATCTCCAGGGCAAGAAAATCAGGATACAAAGCGCCCAGGGCAAATGCAGAGAACTGCACGGATTGAACGAGGGGCTGGGGATTGTGATCCTTAAATGACAGATACTTAGCCAATTCGTCGGCGTCGCTGTCGTTGAGGATTGGAGCGTTAACGGTTATGGTCTTGAGGCCGAACGCAGTAGTAGAAGGTAAATGGCGGAAACGTCGCTGTGTTGCACCGTCCCGCTGAATAATAGCTTCGTTGACGACTTGATACGTGCCAGGAGTTGTCTCCAGAACGTCGTATTCAATGGTGCCATCAGCGCGAGAGTCAGACAAGAGAAGACGTGTCGGACGGTTGAACTTGTCGGATAATGGCAAGAACGTAGCTGTACCATCGCGGCTGATATAGAAACGACCCGCCTCGCATGAGACCGCTTGTTCGATGAGCAATTGAAGGGTTGAAGCTTGAGTTGTTGCTTGCATCTGCACTGATCCGGTAAGGCTGCGAGAATCAACCCAGTTGGCGTAGTCAAGCATGCGACCTACGCGCGAAGCGGTTGTCTCGCCAGAGTGCCCTGCCGGAGACAATGCCTGGGCGTACATTTTGGACAAAAGGGCAATGCCGTCTGTAAAGGTCATGGTTGCCGTTGGTGAGAAACCCTGATCCACGAGGTTGGTCTCAAGGTATCCAACAAAAAGGTAGTACCCGACAGTCTGCCACGTGGCAATAATGCGCGTCTTCAGTCCCGCCTGTAGCTTATTAACGCCAGAGACAACGTACGGAGAGCCCGAACCGGTGTACTCAGGATCATAGTAACCACTGAAATTATCAAGAACAATGGTGGCATGACCGGGGTCGTTTTTCTGATCCGCTCGGGTGCGTCCACGGGTAAGACTGAGTTCACGGAGATCGGCAATGTTAACCCGGACCCAAGAACCGTTGATATAGAACTCAACAGCAATGGTTGGACCTACGGTTGAACCATCAAGAAATGACGTCATATTACAGTCCTAAGGCGGAGATAGGTGCACCCTTGCGGCGCAGAAGCTGAGCCATCTCGTTGCGTACCTGGAGAACCAGATCCTTCTGGGCAATAACTGAGCCCTGGACGTTGATTGTCACATTCATCCCCTGTCCCATCCCTGTTTTGCTCAAAGGTACAACTGCTTCAGGACCAGCTTCGCCAATTAAGGCAACAGTCGGCGTGCTTACCACTCCGCCTTCAGCAAGGTGAGGGATCTTCGGGATGTTAATTCCGAATTCAGCTCCACCAAGGAATGAAGGCAGCTTGATATGAATTTTATCTAACAGACCAATTGCGCCGTTGATGAGGTCAATAATGCCGTTGACTTCCATCTTGAAGCCGTCAACAATAAAACCAAACACCTTGGAAATAGCGTCACCAACAACTTTGACTATGTTCCACAGATCCTTGAACACGTTGATGACAATAATAATTGCATCTTTTACGGCGCCGACAGCAATAACAGTTGCTTTCCAGGCAGCCAGTAAAACAACGCCAAGAACGGGGGCCAAAACCGTAACAATAAAGTCTCCCAAAGCTTTCAGGATTGGAAATACTGCAGCAAAGACCTCTTTAATGTCTCCCCATATTTTGCCTAAATCTTTACCAAGACTACTGAAAATTCCCATAGAAGTTCCAGTTTTCTCAAAATGCTGACCCATCTGAATAATCCAGCCAACAACTTCTTGAATAAACGGAACCAGCTTACCAACGACATTGCCAATAGCTTCAAACGCCGGGCGTAAAAGAGTAGTCAAAATTGGCACGATTTTTGCAAAGCCTGACGCTAACGCAGTCAGCGCTGGATAGAGATACTGACCAAGCTGAACCTGAAGACCAGACATGGCGGCGGTGAATTCACGGTGAGCCATGATATTTGCCTGAACAGCTTTGAGGTTATTTGCTGTGAGGACAAGGCCGTATTTCTGGGCTTCTTGCTCAAGTTCAAGCAAACCCTGGCGTCCCTTGTTGAGGAACGGAAGCATCTGAAGTCCGGATCGTCCGAACAGGTTGACAGCCTCGGCGGTCTTCTGCACGCCGTTAGGCATCTTGGAAAACTTGTCTGCGGTCTCGAGCAGAAGTTCGTTCATGCTCTTGATATGACCAGAGGAGTCGCGGGTGCTGATTCCAAGATCGGTAATTGGCTTCTTGTTTGCAAGAACTACCTGCGAGAACTTCTTCAGGGTCATCTGAGCCTGATCCGCGGATAGACCAGTCTCCTCGAAGGCAAAACGAAGCTTAGAAGCATCCTCAGCAGTTCCACCCGTGACGCGCTGGATCTGGAGAACCTGACCGCCGACCTCTTGGAAAGCGTTGATAGACTCTTTTGCGAAATTCTCAACCTGAGAAACAGCGCTCGTGAGGATATTGCCCGAGAACACGCCTGCGGCAATGTTCTTAATCTTAGAAAACGCTCCGCCGGTATTCTCAGCCTCTTTACCGATCTTCTTTAGCGTTGCCGATGCGGATTTGTCATAACCGTAGACATTTACACCAAGATCTGTACTGGGCATTATGTCTCCTAGTCTTCGCTGTTATTGGCTTTTGCCGCTGCTATTAAATCGTTGATAAGTGCCAGTTCTATGTCCCAGACATTAAACGGAGTAATTCCTGGGTAGAAATGACAGAGTAAAGCTATGTGCTTACGGATATGACCTTGGGTACCGCCGCGGATCAGACCGCGACTGATTACTCTTTTGGGTCGGTAACTCCTGCGGTGATTTCGTCAATGGAGTACGTATTCAGAACGTCATCTACCGAAACAATCTTGCCCGCACGGGTCATGCAGATCCAGGCAAGCGCGTAGAGCGCCTTCACCTTGGAATATGCTGGATTTGGATAGAGCTTTTCGCCCTCGGACAGGGTTGACAGAAGTGTCAAACCATCAAGGCCAAAAGCCTCTTCAATGGTAATAATCTCGCGACCTGTTGGGCCTTGAGTATTGTTCTCGCTCGGAAGATCGAACGATTCACCGCGGATAATGAGTGGCATAGTTTCCCCTGTTCTATTTGATAAGACCCGTTTCTGACATTGCGTCAAGAAACGATTTTGCTACTTCTTCCTGAATCTTTGGTCGATACGGCAACGCTGTGCGCAACATAAATGGGCGAGGTGACTGCTCTACCCAGCTGCCTTTATATGTTCCATTTGTGGCACCACGATCCGCAAAGACCGGGTGACGCCACGCCTTGCGGGACAATCCTTCCATATAGCGCGGAAGTTTCTTGTATTTACCGGTCTTGTTTGCGAAGGTGGTGCCAGAAATGTGGATACGAATACTGAAACCCCGTTTAGAATTCGTAGCGTTAACCTTTGTCTGAACTGCAGCAGCAATGCCAGAGCGGAACCCCAGCTCTTCTTCTCCGCGCTGCGCCTTAACTGCTGGTGATCCCGATTTTGACGGGATATTTAATGCTGCCTGCTTAACATCATTAGCAATGGGTTTGGCAATGGCGGTCAAACGCCGGCGCAGTTGTTTCTGTGCACTGACGTCAATCGTCTTCACGGCCTTGTAGAACTTCACAAGATCGGGAGAGTCGATATTGACCTCCATTGCCGCCATACTAGAGGGAGCTGTCGCTTGTCTGGTAGATGATGGTCAGAGGTTGGTCTGATCCGTTGTCGTACGCAGTGAAGGTCATCGCGACGTCAATAACGCCTGGACCTGGAACCTTTGGCGTGTCAGCATCAAACTTCACAGCAGAAACTGTGATGCTGAGGCTTTGCTTGTAGGTACTAGCAATTGTTGCGCCGGTGAAGGTGAGGTTCAATGCAGCTGAAGCATCGGTGAGATACTTATTCAGCAATGTCAGATCCGTAAATTCAGCGGTAAGCTTACCGGTGATCTTGCGGAAACCGTTGACAATTTGCTCAGCCTTAGCACCAGAAGCACCGAGGTTGTAACGGTCATTCTTGATGACGTTATCTACGCTAAGAGTGAAGTCCTTAACGTTAGCAACTGACGTTCCGTCAACGGTGATTGCACCTTGTGCGAAGTGGAAGATAGATCCGTTGAGAGGATATGACGCGGTAGCCAAAGCGGTCGAGGTTGAGAAACCGGCGCCGTCAACGCTGAACTTACCGGTAGCAAGTCCGCCAGCGGTAACTTCGAGCTCCCATGAGGAGATCTTTGCACCGGTGATGGTCTTAGGTACTACAGTTCCTGTGTACTCTGGAACGCCAACCTGAACAGTTGCTGAGCGACCGTAGATGTCACCAAGGGTAAATGTGTAGCTATAAACACCGGTTGACACTGTTGTTGGTGAAGGAGCAGTTCCTGTAGCCAAAGCCAAAAGCTGACCAAGACCGTTGGTAGGAAGATCGAGCATAATTTCGCCGGTTGCATCGAATGTTGTAACAACACGACGCTGTGAGCGTGGAAGCAAGCCACCAGCACGAAGACCTAGACCTTCGACTGTTTTCTTGTTGTAGTTGATGCCTTCTGACGTGAACTCGTAGAAACGAGACACGGTGACGGCGGTGTTAAAAGTCGTCTCGAATGCGATTCCCAGTTGGGAACCAATTCCGGCGCCGATTGCCATGTTATCTCCTAGTTAGCTGGAGCAGCAGGTGCTGCTGGGGTTTCAGGGGTTGGGGTTGATGCTGGTGTTACTGCTGATGCTGCCGCTTGATCCGCTGGAGCCCAGTTCGATGTTTGCTCCAACAAGGAAGCTGCAACTGCTGCATCTGCAACATCGAAAGTTGTATTTGCCGGGACGGACAGACCCAAGGAGGGAATGTACAAGTCGCCCAGAGGTGAGATGTTCTTGATTTTTGCCATGATTTCTCCTTAGATTCGTGCTCGGTAAAGAATAGTGAAGTCGATTACTACCGCTGATCCGGCGTTGGTCTGCATCTGGCGAATTCTGTGGCTGTCAAGGCCCGAGTACAGAACAGCGCCGCTGAAACTAGGATCAGAACGGATGATGGTGTCCACTGCAGACAAGAGGGTCTGGGCATTTGCCCGATTTGTGCTCATGTTGGTATCACCGCTCTGGGCTACCAGCATGCAATTCAGGGTACCGTCTTCGAACATCTTGTAGTTACCGACGAGTTCCCAGTTGTTCTTCGACTCTGAGGCGATAACGTCGCCGGTCTCATTTCCATCATGTCCGACCGCAATATAGCTGCCAGGATATGAGTCAATGTTAATGTCAGGGCCGTCGTAAATCTGAATGCCCGCTAGAAGCGATGAGGACTTGAAAGCCGCCAGCACGTTGGTGATGAGGTTTTCAATTGCCGAAACTGTTGCCACTAGAGGATACCTGGCAGGCTAATAGGATCAAGAAGTTCCATGACACGGCGTGGCATAGAGAAGGTTGACGCTGAGTAGAAGTCATCGCCGTTCTGGTTGCGGCTAATAACGTTCATAGATCCGCGCTGGGTCTGCCAGAGGTGACGAACAAGTTCCAGGACGCCTTGCTTGGCTTGAGGATGAGGATTGACATAACCAGCGACATAGGACACGGTGATATTGCGTGCGCCGGGTGCCCAGATACCGAAGAAGTTGGGCTCGTTGAGCGAACCGGAGGTTACGCGATCCAAGCGCTGACCCGTGTAGTCCAGGGCGTAATCTGTTGATCCTAAAGTGATGCCGTTCTCGACTACGCTGAGAATCGTGATAGCACGTGGGTGAAGAAGGCGGAGAGTCTGCTGGTTGCCGTCGTAGACTTCATTAGTGAAGGTCTGGCGGCCAAGGATTGTTCCGGTGTAGTTCTGCGCCATTTCAGTCGCAGCATCCAAGAACCGATACAGCTCAAGGTCGTTTGTGGTAACGCTTTGAGAAATGTTGAGATGATCCTTGACTTCGTCCATTGACACAATAGACAGAGAATTAGAATCGCGGACGGTAAATTCATCAGCATAAGAGCTAGCATTGGTTCCGGTAGCAACCCAGAAAACAATGTGCCGTCCTGCTTGTGTAGGGACGTAGGTTGAGTCGTATAGACCAGTCGCGGAGTTGGTAACGCTGGGAGTTACCGTAGATCCGTCCGGAAGGGTAATAGTCAAAGTGACTGAGGTCGCGTTAGCGTTAGCTCCGTTGGCATCGGTGATTGTTACGCCGATGGGTACTTGGCTTCCAAGGAAATAGGTCGTCGCCATGTTATCTGCCCTTCATTTGTGGAGCGGAACTAACATGTTGCGCCATGTTGCCGCGGAAAGAGGTGTAGTTATAGCTGAACGCATGCTGATTATAGCTTACGCCAGCCTGATTGTAAGAATAGTGAGAAACATTGCTAGCAGTAGAAACACGCGACAGCATACTTGGCGCTTTGGCCTGATGCGGTTGCATCGTGCTAGTCGTCATTCAGTGCTCCTTCGTAATGCGTGAGATTTTCTATGAGGCGAGAATCACTGGGCGCAAGATTGGCGGCGAGTTTGCCGTGATGTAGCGCTTCAGCGTATTTCCCACTGTAAAAGTATGCAACCGCCAGGAGATCGTGGGGTAACCATGACCATGCGTCAGGTTCGCAGAGATACTCGAGGGGTTGTTCTGTGATGTCCAGGGCAGACTCGGCAAAAGCAATGGACATCGTCCACTTCTTGATCCGCTGGTAATGCTCAGCTAAATCCAGGCGTGCTTCCCGTGATCCTGGAGACTCAGCCACCGCCTTGAGTAACCATGACTCTCGATTCTGCGGCTCAAGCTTTGCCAAGTAACGCATAGAAGCAGCTCTCTCTGGTGCCCAGACGGCTCTAGGGAGCGCAAGATGTCGCTTGAATTGCTCTGCGGCCTCATCATTCATCTGGTGAAAGAAAAGCTCACGAGCATAATAGAAACAGTTGCGGTCGTCGTCCGGATCCTCGTCGATAGCTAGCTTGAGGAGCGGAAAGTACTGACCGCGAGATTTTGTGTTGTCTGGATGGTGGTGAATCTCGACATTTGTCCAAGAGATTATCTCAGTGATTCCCCGAGGAGTCAGGGTTTCATGAACCGGGTGTTTCCAGAAATAGCCCAGGCGAGAATGAATCTTATCACCGCCGTAGACCAGACCTTCAAATCCATCGTCCTTCCAGGACCAGACGTATTTATACCGGGGACGGGTGACTTCAGGATCAAGGTTGTCCAGGGTCTGTCTCCAGCCGGGAATAAGGACTTCGTCCATATCCAGAGCAATACAGAGATCGAAATCCTCTGGGACAACGTCCAGGGACTGATTTCGAGCCGTATCGAACCGCCAGGGTGAGACCTTGGTCTCGTAGACCTGAATGCCTAAGGATCTGGCGAGCTCAACCGTGTTATCGGTCGATCCAGTATCCATTATGACCAGCAGGTCAGCCTCTTTCGCCGACTCGTACCATGTCCTGACGAATTGCTCCTCGTTCAGGGCAATGGTGTAGACCGCAATCTTCAATGTTAGCCCCCTGATATTTATTAGCTAAAAAGTGCTGCGATTTGCTCGCCGGTAAGACCCAGTGACTGGAGCTTAGCCTGAGCGGCCAATTTAGCGTCAGCTTTGGCCTGATCCGCTGCGGCTCTAGCCTCGGCGTCAGCCTGAGCTTGAGCTGCCTGCTGATCTCTTTCGGCAATTTCTGCTGCTGTCAGCGGGATCTCTGTGACCTCACCTGTAGCGCAGTTGACTTCAATTCGTGTGTCAGCCATTTGTTACTTCTTTCCATGAGGTAGTTGGTTCATCCCAAGAATACATTTTGCCATCGGCAGGATAAGCGACAGGCGCTTGCCATTGGTACTTATCGTCTAGCTTCCATGATCCGAAAGGCTGAGGGGCGTAAAAGACATCGTGGGTTGGATCGTATGAATACCCGATTCCCGCATAGTTAGCCCGAATCGAACCATCCATCGCAGTCTCTACCCACTTGCCGCCGAGAGAATCTACAAACGATTGTCCAGCGACTATTACCTGTGTGACGATGTTGTTGTCGTCAACTTGTGCAAAGTATTGTGTCATTCCTTCTCCTTAGTACGCATATCGAACAATAACTAGACCAGAACCGCCGTTGCCGCCATTTTGAGTGTCTGACCCACCACCGCCACCAGAGCCTGTATTGGCAACACCGTTGGCACCTGCATTTCCCGGATACGCTCCGCCCGCACCGCCGCCGCCTGCGCCACCAGCACCAGCGCCGCTTCCTAAGTATTGAGCGCCGCCACCGCCGCCAGCGATATAACCGCTAACACCAAGTCCTGTTGCAGAAAGCCACGATGACCAAGTGTTTAAACCAGCACCGCCTGCACCGCCAACGCCAGCAGAACCATTCATTGCAGCGCCTGCTCCACCAGCACCGCCACCACCACCGCCACCGTAAGCCGTTGGGCCTTCTGCTCCTGCGCCACCAGCATTTCCGTAACCAGTCGCGCCGCCTGATGTTCCTTGTGTTGCTGCTGCCGTGCTTCCTGTTCGGCTTGCACCGCCAGATGAACCACCAGCAACTGCGTTTCGGCTACTTTCACCTCCGCCGCCACCGCCACCATTTGCCGTAATGCCAAAAAATGTTGAATTTGTTCCTACTGCACCTGGGCTGCCATAAGAACCACCAGCGCCAACTACTGCGTTATAACTTGTGGCAGTCATTAAAGCAGGTGTTAAATAAGCAACTCCTCCCGCACCGCCGCCGCCGCCTTTATTAGTTCCTCCGCCACCACCACCAGCAACGACTAGCACATCACACGATAGCGCCGTCTGTGGGGTGAATGATCCAGAGGACAAGAAGGCGTGGTACCAGTAAGTGCCGTCTGTCTGGATAATGTCTCCACCGATAGCCTTCGGAGCTTTAGTAGGAGTAGTGCCTACTGCGGCTAGAGCATAGAGAGAGAAGGTGCAATACTGAACAAACGAACCGCCGTCAGGATAAATCTTGATGGAGGTAATAGCGCCAGTATTAGACCATAAGCTAGCACCAAGCCATAAGCCCGATGCGGTAGCGTTATTTTCTGCAACGCCATCGTTAGACATAGATTTGTAATTGCTTGATGTGTAGTTAGGAATATAAGACTCAACATTGCTAAACGAGTTACTGGTTGTTGCGCCGCCGTTGATGCGAGTCTCATAGGTAAATGTTCCAGAGTTGCTAAATGAAAGAGCCGAGCCGCCGCTAACATAAAGGGTTTTATCTGAATACCCAGAAGTGCTTATGCCGCCAGATGTACCAAATTGAATACAGGCTTGGTCAGTAATGTTTGAGCTATTGGTGCGAGCTGACATAACCAACTTCAAATCCGTATAACCAGTCTGAGGTATGTTGTTGAAGGTGACGCTAGATGCGCCAGCAGCTCCTACGGTGATTCGTTCTAAAAGAATATAATTAGCCATTGTCGCCTCCTACTTAGCGTAACGAACGATGATTAGACCAGAGCCGCCGGCGCCAGCAGCAAAACCATTTCCATTGCCACCACCACCAGAACCAGTATTAGGTACGCCAGAATAAATTGTTGAAGTTCCAGAGCCGTTACCGCCACCGCCTAATCCGCCAGTTCCGTAGTGTGCGCCGCCTGAACCATCAGAGCCAGCTCCACCACCTGCGATATAACCGTTGTAGCCATAACCTGTTGCTTGAATCAAAGGTGCTAATGCGCCCCAGTTAGTAACTGTATTTACGCCGTTACCGCCATTACCAGCAGCGCCGTTTACGCCAGCAGCACCAGCGGTTCCAGCTCCACCGCCTCCACCGCCAGTTGCATATGGCGAAGCAGAACCAGAGCCACCAACATTTCCTTGACCTGAAGTATTAGAACCACCAGAGCTTGTGTAAGTAGAAAATCCACCGTAGCCACCGCCACCAGAGCCACCAGTTCCACCAGAACCGCCTGTGTTGTAGGTAGAACCGTAACCGCCGCCAACTGCAGCAGTAAGCGAAAGCGAACCGCCAGTTACATTTGAATTACCGCCATTGGTAGCTGCACTTGTTCCATTACTTCCAGTACCACCCGCGCCTACTGTGCAGGTATAGCCAGTTCCAGAAGCTAGAGATTGTGCTGCCCAAGCTAATACGCCACCTGCGCCTCCACCACCGCCGTTGTTACCACCTCCACCTCCACCACCCGCAACAACCAAAATATCAGCCGTCAATGCGCGGGAAGGAGTGAATGTGCCTGACGATCCAAACGCGTGATAGTAATAAGTCGAGTCTTGGGTGATAATTCCACCAGTAGCGTAAGCGCCAATGTCAGCGTTAGCTATGCCGTAAAGGGTAAAGGTAGAGCCAGCCGAGAATGTACCAACGGTATTGGAAACAAGAATTGAAGTAATAGCATTTATATTTCGCCACAATCCAACGGTTGCATCAATTCCGCTTGCTGCGTTATTTCCGCGAGCTAACACCGTCTTGTAAGTTGTTGTGTTGGCGTAATTCTGAATATTCATAATCCAGGTGGAAGGATTACCAGAAGAAGGCGCAGCATAATAAGTCAAATACATGCTATTATTATTCCCTGTATTATGCTTACTGGTTGCCAAAGAACCATTAGCCGTAAGAATTGTTTGAGAATATAAACCGCTCGTTGTGTCACCATTGAAGTTCAAAGTAAAGTCGGCAGCATTTATTGACTGGTTGTTTGTTGGGCTACATACAATCATCAAGTCTGTGTAGGTCTGAGGAATTGTGCCGCCTGTGCCAAAAGTAATTGACGATTGAGATGACCCGAGCGTTACAGTCTGAATCGCCACCATAGTATTAGTTGTCATAATGCCCGCCTACCGTATGCCGTACAACGCGAATTGAGTGTATTGGTTAAAAGAACTGCTGGTTGGAGCAATCGTCATTGAGTTAATGCCAGTTATTGTAGATGGAAAATAAGAACCTGATTTAAGCATTATATATCCGCTGCCATTATTATCAACGCCAGTTAAAGCGCGCAAAGTTTTATTTTTATTTGTTGATGCGTAATCAAGAATATCAAATACGCCAGCGCTAGGATTGCTAGTACCGCCTGTAATTCCAACAAATGTAGTGGTTTGTGATGTGTTGGCAGCAGCGTTTGCGCTTGAGCCATCGCCATATAATTCGTGCCAAGAATAATAATTGGTTGAATCAGAATTAAAGTTTATCTTTACATCCGTTCCCGAAGAACCAGAAACGGCAATCCAACGCACTTGCAAATGCGTATAAGTCTGCGGAATAGCCGAGAAGGTAATAGACGATTGCCCGCCAGCTCCAACCGTCACACTTCCTAGCGCGTCAAATGCACCTGTAGGGCCAGAGTAGAGATGGCCTGAGATTTGAGAGGCGAGGATGCCATTGAGCAGGAATGGTGTTGGCATGATTAGGCAATATCACCAAGAACGGTAAATGTGTTGCTTCCGGTGCAGAGAACAGAAGCCGCCGAGTATTGTGCGCGAAGTTTAGGAGCTGCTGCTGTTGCACCTGTTGAGGTGATGGTTACGCCCGATCCTGCGGCGAAGGTGACCTGTCCTGTGTTGATCTGCTGAACATCAATAACCTGACCAGTTGTAAAAACTGATGGCGGAACGGTGAGAGTAATGCCGCCTGTGTTGGACAAAGTAACAAGCGCGCCGACATCGCCAATCGCCAAAGTGTAAGAAGTACCTGTCTGTGCGTTAAAGGTCAAAGCAGGTGCAGCGCCGAAAGCATAGGCAAGTGAAGTCCACGCAGTTGAGCCATCGCCAATCTTGAACTTCTTGGTGTCAGTCTCATAGCCAATTTCGCCAGCAGCTAGGGTTGGATTGTTAGATGTCCAGTTAGCGGCGGTATCACGGCGTTGTTGTAGGCGTGTTGTCATTTTATTCTCCTAGTTTAGAAACTGACCGTTGAAGCGCCAGCGTCGATTGTATAAGTCCATGACGCTGTTGTGCTTCCCGAAGAAGTTGCGTCATAAATGATGTCTATATTAGGAACCGAGGCTCCGCCGTCAACATATTGAACAAGGAACGTTGCGCCTGAAGCGCCAGTCGGTCCAGTTGGTCCAGGAACTGTTGATGCGGCTCCGGTTGGTCCCGTAGCTCCAGTTGGTCCGGTAGGTCCGACAGATCCTGTTGCACCAGTCGGTCCAGTTGGTCCGGTCGATCCGGTAGGACCGGTGACGTTTGAGGCTGCGCCGGTAGCTCCAGTTGGACCGGTTGGTCCTACTGATCCAGTGGCACCGGTAGGTCCGGTTGGTCCTTGTGATCCTGCCGCACCGGTGGGTCCGGTAGCTCCGATGGCACCTGTCGCACCAGTCGGACCGGTTGCACCTTGTGATCCTGTTGCGCCAGTTGGTCCGGTCGGTCCGGTTGTGCCTTGAATACCCTGGATACCTTGAACGCCCTGTGGACCGGTTGGTCCTACTGATCCGGTAGCGCCAGTTGGACCGGTTGCTCCAGTTGGACCTGTGGCTCCGGTTGGACCTGTCACGGTAGAAGCTGCACCAGTTGCGCCGGTGGGACCCGTCGGTCCGGTTGGACCTTGAGCTCCAGTTGGACCAGTTACGGTCGAAGCTGCACCAGTTGCGCCAGTCGGACCGGTTGCGCCGGTAGGACCAGTTGCACCAGCTCCGCCGGTTTGTGCAAAAGTAATTGCGTCGGTTCCGATAATTATATATCCGTTGGTGTATGTTCCAACGTTGTTCTGGATCCAGTTTGTGGCCGCATTAGCAGTTCCTGCAACAATATACAAATAATCGCCATATTCAACTTCGCCCAGGACAGAGTTGTTGTAATCTGTCGAGCGGGTCAAAACATAAGGAGTTCCAGGTCCGCCTTGTTGCGTAACGGTATAGATACCGTTCTGGGTTGCGGTTGTCTGATTCTTGACAAGAATTCGATCGCCAGTGGTGATGTTTACGCCGTCAATGGAACCGCGTCCATTGCTCGTTGCTGTCAACGTTGCGCCAACACCTGTTCCTCCGCCTGCATCAGCTGATCCTGCGGCATAGTTTGCAGAAAGGTTTGCTGTAGTGGCAAGCTTAGCAGAAGCATGCGCGTTAGAGCTAGAAACTGGACCAGTCGGTCCTGTCGCACCAGTTGGACCGGTTGCACCAGTCGCTCCAGCGGTTCCCGTTGCTCCTGTTGGACCTGTAGGACCAGTTGCACCAGTAGCTCCTGCAGATCCTGTTGCACCGGTTGGGCCCGTTGCACCCGCAGATCCTGTCGCGCCGGTAGGTCCGGTTGCACCTGCGGGACCTTGAATACCCTGGACGCCTTGCGGTCCGGTCGCGCCGTTGGTTCCCGCTGATCCTGTTGGACCAGTTGCACCGGTTGGACCTGTAACACCTTGAGGACCGGTAGGACCAGTGACGGTAGAAGCTGCACCAGTTGGTCCGGTAACGCCTTGCGGTCCGGTTGGACCAGTTGGACCGGTTACCCCTTGGGTTCCTTGCGGACCCGTCGGACCAGTCGGCCCGGTTGTGAGGGAGATCGTAGATATAGTGCTGTCAACCGCGTCAAGACGCGCTCTAACTGATGCCTTGGAACCCTTGGGGTTAGTGCCAAGCTCTGTTTCAATCGCGTGAATCGAGTCATTGGCGTTTGCGTGCTCCGTTGCATGAGGGACAGTAGCCGAATCAAGCGTGTCAGTTGCCTGTGGATTGACAAAAGTGTCAATTCCGTTCGGATACTGAGTGCTCATGCATGCTCCTTAGTGGTGAGAGGCATCAGCACAATATGCCAGGGGGTAACACATTGTGCTGATGCTTTAGTTTTCTTGTTTGAGCGCGATCTCGCGGAACGGTTCATGATGCCGTTCGTCAAGCCAGAAATCCTTCTTATGAGCAAGGATTGCGCCCGTGTTGCAGTAAATAGGAATTCCAAGGGACTGAAGTCTCTTGGAGAAGAGTAGATCCTCGCCAAACCAGCGTCCGGCTATAGGTCCGTCAATAAACCATGCCCAGTCTGATCCTTGGTTCTCATTGGATTTCTTCTGGACCTCGAGGATGACGCTTCTATGGATCAGGAGACATCCCGTGCCAATAGCGTCGACCTTAATGACCTCATTCTTGGGATAGTCATCCATAGCGACCAAACCACGGTCTGGCAAATCGTTGTAAATGGTAGGAACTGGACGAAGCATCTCGTTATCATCAAAGAATGCCGCAAAAACCAGAGCTCCGAGAACCGGACGCTCCTTGGTATGCGCTGATTCGATGAGTTTATCGAAGTTGTCCAGCGTCAAACGCTCGTCCGCATCCATCATCAGGAGCCAGTCGGCGTCGGTTTGTTCTAAAAAGTTCTTAATAAGTAAATTTCGTGAGCGCGTAATAAGCCCAGAATTGGACACCTGAATATAGGAATCAAACTTTTCTGGTCTAAATCGCGCAATATGGATCAAGTCGATGGCTAGTTGTGCGTTAATCTTGCCGTCGTTGATGGTTCCGATGCAAACTTTGTCGGTCTTTTTCATTCCCAGGCGCTCCGAGTCTCTCGTACGTACTCGATGGCGGCCGTTTCGATCTCAAATGCGCCGGATTGCTGTTCCAGGATCAAGGCTTCAAGCGCCTCAATTCCCTTTTCTTTCACCAGATCCCGAGCGGTTATCAAACCCTCGAGGAAAATGGAACTTGCCATAAAAACCCCCTAGTAAGTGTGCCGGAGCACTGACTCTACCCGAAGGCAGAGTCAGCGCTTCGACTAGAAATTAGTAGCCTGAAGGAGCTACTGCACCGGTACCGGCGACTGTTGTGACAGCCTTAGCATAACGGTGAGCAAGAGCAGCGTATCCGTAGACCTGGAAACGAACGGTAAGGTTCGCCGACAAGACGTCAGGAAGTACGCGTGTCTTAACGCCAGACTCGAACAAGTAAGAATCAGAGAACTTACCGATAAGAACTGGAGCTTGGTTGGTTGATGAGCCGTAGTTCAAAGGCAGTGTTGCATCAACGTAAACAGGTACGCCATGGATAGCACCAACAAGACCCTTTGAAGCTCCTGGAGCGTCAACAACGCCAGAAGCGTTGAATGGACCAGCAGCCTTAGGAACGATCAACGGACGTGAAGCAGAGTCGGTCTGTGAAGACAACCAGTACCATGTCGAAGGTGACATGACGATTGCTTCTACATCGCGGTAACGGTTACGAACGACTTGGCTGATACCCGCAGCAAATGCCTTGAGTCCACCAACAGCAGAAGGTGTTGTTTCAGTCCAGGTGGTTGGGATACCGTTTGTTGTATCTGCACCGAGGTTGATGAAACCACGAAGGGTTCCTGAAGTTCCGTCGCCGTTACCAGCGACAGCTGTGTTGAGTTGCAATGCGTAGTCAGCCATCAAGTCGCCGAAGACCATGCGGTCAAGGCCACCTGAGAGAGGTGACATTTCAACCAACTGGATCGAGACATTCTCGTAACCAGAGATTGTACGAACTGGCGCTGTTACTGTTGAAGTAACGAGATCGCGAGTTGTTGTCGCAGCGTTGTCTGGGTTCTGGAACGCAGTCTTAGAACCGAGGGTGATCGCTGGGATGTTGATGGAATCTGTTCCCATTGGAAGAGCCATCTTTGTTGCAAGATCTGCAGTCACACGAGCAGCACGAGCGAACTCTGCGTATTCGTTGATCAACCAGATTGGAGGAACGAAATCTCCACCGGTACCGTTTGTGAGGCCGATGTCACGAGTTTCGATTGCAACTTCCTGTTGGTGACGGTGCAAGCGATCCCATGAAGATGAGTCGTTACGAAGTTGTGCGCCGATCATGTCACGAACGAAAGAGTTCTCGCTGTGCTTGTCGTAGGTCATTGCTTCGCGAGTTACTGTCGCTCCGCCGAAGACCTTAACGCCAGCTTCCTTGCGTGATTCTGCGATTGCAGCAGTGCGAGCTTCTACAGCTTCCTGCTTTGCAATGCGCTCATCAAGTGAAGCAATTTCATCTTGCTTTGCTTCAGCTGATGCAAGAGCGTCTGCATCGACTGCATCTGCTGCGATGGTTGTTTCAACCTCGGCAACAAGTGCGTCGCGCTGCTCCTTGAGCTTTGCTGATAGAGACATAATGTCCCTTTCTCTTGGATGTGGGAAACGTCGGGGCTTGTGCGCCGAGGTTTTAACCCTTACGCTTGCGGCGTAAGGAATACTGGTTGAACTTGAGGGCAAGCTTACGCTTGGCAAGCTCAAGATCCTCGGCCTCGGCAGAGCGAGCTCCGATTGAGGTTGAGTCGTACGCTGGCCAGGTTACGGCAGAAACTTCGTAGAGATCGAGATCGGTAAGTGTACGCAAACCGTCTTCGCGGGTCTCTCCGTCCTTGGCTACGCTGAAAGCAAATGACATCTTGTTGACGTCTCCACGCTCGATGGCTGATGCAAGCTCAGCTGCGCGAGGGTTCTTCATATCCAGATCCGCTTCCATAAGGAGACCATGGGAATCCTCAGACAAGCGCATGGTTCCGGACTGAGTTGATGCAAGTGGAAGCTGATCCGTGTCATGGTTAACAAGAAGGAAGACCGGGTTGTCAGTTGCAAGCGAGCGAGAGAACGCACCTGGTGCGATCATTTCGCGGAAGTTCAGTCCGGTTGCTTCTGAGTTAAATGTTGCGGCATATCCTGCGATGGCAAAGTTTCCATCAAGTGTACCGACAGCACGAATCTCTGCATCCATTGTGATGCGTTCTGCTGTGCGGATCATGGTCTTACGTTCTTCAACCATTGCGATATCGGCCTTTCGAGGGGAGGGAAGTGGCTTGATAATTGTCAAATAATTAGAACGGTGGACGTTTACCTGATCCGTAGCGACCCAGCCGTTTCCTGACTCGTGATAGACACGGACATGGAAAACAGGGTTGTCGTCGGTAGCTTCCATGGTGTAACCGTCCGATGATGCGGCGGTACCACGAGCTGTTACCTTCTCAACGCGACCACGTGAGCGACCGCTCTCGGTTGACCAGGAGACGTACGTTCCCTCACCGATACGAGCAGAAGAGGTGCGATCTTCATCGTCCGCTGTCCACTCATCTTCGTCGTCATCTTGGTCGTCAAGCATTTTTGTTGCAGCGTCTGCGTCTTCCGTAGGAGCATAATTTTCAGGCTTTGCCGCTGCGTTCTCTTCCTCAGACTCATCCTCGTCGTCGGGATCTGAAAGACCCAGAGCGTCAATAACAGGATCAAGGGCGAGGTCTGCTGCGCAAATCAGGTAGTACGCCTGAGCTGCGACAGGATCATCGTTCATAATCTGGGCAAGGAGTGCCTGCGCTGCGTCTAACGAAGCATCAGCTGCAGAAACACTCTTTGAGATTAAAGTAGCAGCATCAGCTGAACGCTGAGCGCTTCTTTCATCGGAATTTTTTATGTTAAATGTAATTCCGGCCAAATCCTTGTCCGTATAAATAAATTTTTGTTTTGACATTATTTACTCCCAACACGAAATTGAAGAACATCCCCAGAACGCCCGGTCATGGTGAACGACGTGCCGCGCGCAAGAATCATTTCTTGCTCATTGTTTGTTAAATAGCTTGGATTAAAAGTAGCTACGTTTAGAGCTTTAGTTCCTTCTGGAATTGTTATTTCCATTTTTGTTCCGCCTTGGGCAAACATGTCCGCATAGGTAGAACTTTGACTGCTAGAAACAAAACCTTTATCTGTAAAGGAATCTCCGGGTTGCATTTGTTGCAGTTGATTAGAAAAATCTCCTGGACCAACGCCACGGAACGTTGTTGTGTCTTGAGTTAAAGCTGGCGCTGAACTAATTAAAGAATCAAGCGCAGAAACATCCTGCTGTACCCACGCTGGTGAATCTGTTGCGTCAGTTCTCAAAGAATTGTTGATCTGAGCAGCGTTCATTGCTGATTGCGTATAGTTATTAAATGCATCGTTTTGCTGAGAATTATGATTATTTGCCATTGTAAATGAAGTTGTATCAACCGGAATAGCAGAATCTCCAGTGCTACTAAAGCGACCGTGATCATCTCTTGGTTGATCGTCCGATCTTTCCTCATCATTTAATAACAAATTTTTTTGTTTAATTGAGTCAATAATTTTGTTGGACCATTCAAGTCCGTGAGATCCGGACCAAGTTTGACGAATTTCAATTATATCTTCTAAAACAAGTGGCTGAGAAATTCTTAATGAAAAGTTTTCATTCATTACAACTTCATCTCGCACGAGCTTTGGCGCGCGGAATGTCTCGGCCATTACTCAATCACGCCCATAATAGGAGGTTGAATATCACCGTCAGTTCCTAATGTCGGAATCTGACCGCCAGCGGTAACTGTTCCTGCCAGAGCCTGGTTGAAGACGTCTCCACCTTCGTAGGTTTCGTAACCTTCCATGACGCGAACTTCATTTGGAGTGCGAGCACCCATCGCAACGTGGATCTGGTTAACCTTTGCGCGAGACAGAGCGTCTGAACGCAAGAGGTGAGAAGTATCGAAGACAACGTCGGTTCCTTCTGGGAACAAGTTGGACAAGCCAACCTCAAGGCGACGAAGCCACGGCATAATCGTGTGAGTCAAGAAGTTGATAGACGCTTGTTCGACGTTCTGATAGGTCTGATTGTCACCAGACGCGAGGATCAAGTGAGAAGGAATACGGAAGACGCGAGCAATGTCTCGTACAAGTTGCTCACGGGTTTCGATCATTTCCATGTCCGCCGCGGACGTGGTGATTGGCTTCCACTTTAGACCGTCAGAAAGAACGGCAGGCAAACGGTGCCTCTTGTGGGTATTGAGAAATGTATCACGAACTTGTGCCGCTTGTTCGCGAGTAAGCTTCTGATCCGTCTCAACTACTGAGGACGGCGTTGCGCCTTCTCCATAGAACTGACCGATATGACGGTCCATGGCCATCGCAATACCAATGAGGTTACGGTTCTGGATCATAGGCGAAACGCCGACCAAAGATTGGGGAGGCGTGATCCAGCGGAGATGGAGAAGTTCTTCGCTAGCAATATCGTTTCCGAGATGCAGGTACTTGCGGCCAATTTGGTCGCCGGTAGGAAGAACTTGCATTTGATAAGGGTGAAGTGGAACAAGGCCGATGATGTTTCCGCGCTTGTCCTGATCCTTGTGGACGTAGGCGTTTCCGTGGAGAGCCAGGGAGAACATAATCTGGTGGATAAGCTCAAACATGTTTGATTCAGGATCAGGGTACATAAGCACGTCAGGAAGACCCACTGAAACGCGCTTGCCCTTAACGATCTTGAAGGCTCGAAGCGGTAGCGAAGCTACGGTATCGGACAGGAGTGACACGCAACCCAGAACCGCAGAAATTCCTAGAGCAGACCACTCGTCGATACGCTCGCCTGCAGCAGACGTGATGTTCGTCTGACCATAAAGCTGAGACAGCGGAGCGACGTAGTTGTTGAACTGAGGATAGCGTCCAACAATGCCACGCGTGAAGATACTCATTCAGAACCTGCCGATCCAAGGGATGCTAGAAACGAAAGTGCGAAGATTGCTATTCCCCCGGCGATTAAGCCTGCGCCAAGACCGGCAATGACGCCGATGCCGCTGACAATAAGTCCTGCTCCAATAACTTCAACGATCGAAGTCATCAAATCCAAGGTTACTCGGAATCGCATAAGGGTCCCCCGTTTTTGTCGGTATGTTGTCGAGATTAAATGCTGCTGGTAAGAAATCACCCTGTGAGTGCCACCAGACGGCGCGCTCCAGAGCCATGACGGCTGAAACCGCCAAGTCGATGCGACGCGTAGATCCGCGCTTTTCTTTTGCTAGGCGTGAACCTCGTTGATCCACGCGAAGCGTTGCGTTGCCTACGTGCCGAGCGAGTTGAGGATCGCCGTTGTGCGCCAGCTGCTTATTGACCACAGCTTCGTAGAAGCGGGTCGTTGCTGGTGTCATGCGTGATGCTGTCTGCGGAAATGTCACGACCGGCAGACCCTCTTCTTCGAGGACCTGGAAGGTTCGCGCCCAGCGATAAGGATCGCAGGCGATTTCCACAACTTCATATTTGCGGCAAGCTTCTCGGATCGCCTCTTCGACGTCCATGATGGGTACTTGCCAGTCTGCTCCAGCCTCGTCCGGTTTTTCCCAGACGTTCAGCGGAACAACATAAGGAACTTCTTCGCAGGTAACCGCGACAATTACAGTGCAGTCTCCGTTGAACGATCCATCGAAGCCAAGAACGATTTTGCTGCCCTCTTCGAGAGGATGTGGATCAGCACAAGCATCCCAAGCGCCATGAGGAAGCCACGTATCGGAAGTCGACGTCCAGACATTTAACCTCTTTGTCTTAAATTCAGCTTCAGGTGTCTGGAGTACCGCCGAGGCAAAGTCATCTTCCGCAACGATGTCGTTGAATCCGGGGTTAGCCGTCTCCCAAGCGAGAGGATCACGGAAGTCAATATCCGGATTTGCTTCCCACCAGGCAAAGAAAAAGCTGGGATCTACAACTTCACCGCTGGCAACGCGCTTGCCGTACTCATAGAGCTGATAGCAGAGTGAGTCTCGTCCACTGGAATCAACCTTGACCCCAGCAGTTGTAATAGCAACAAGCAACGGTTCCTTGCGCGCACCCATTGCGAGAGACATAACGTCAAACAACTCGCGGTTAGGCTGAGCGTGCAATTCGTCGAAGGCCACGAAGGTCGGCGATAAACCTTCCTTCGTGAACGCTTCAGCAGAAAGAGCCCGATAGACCGAACCGGTCTTTGGGTTGTAAATAGCGTCTCGATACACGTCGAGAATCTCAGACAATTCGGGCTGCATTTCCACCATGCGCTTGGCAGTGCCGAACACAATTTTTGCTTGTTCCTTTTCTGCAGCGCACGAGTAGGTTTCCCCGCCTGTGGGACCGAGGACTAGGTGCTCCAGTGCCAGCGCCGACAACCAAGCGGACTTGCCATTCTTACGGGGCAAGCCGATGAGTGCGCGCTTATGCTTGAGCGTTCCATCAGGTCGTTCTGCAAAAAGATTTTTTGTTAGCTCTGCTTGCCACCCTCGGAAAACCAAGGGTTCGCCAGCAGCACCAGCAACCGAGTCCTTAGTGATCGAACACAAGGTCTCGGAAAAGTCAATGACGTTCTGTCCCCTACTGTTGGGGTAATCCTTTGTCGACAACGGAGACAAGTATCTCGGTGGCCAACCCTGGATCTGCGGTGGCTTGTTGACGTTCGTTCCTCTTTTGGAGGAGCTGGTCGATTGCACTGACACGTTTTACCTCGGCTACCCCTAGTCGCGAGCGTGACACCGGATCGAACCCAAGCGAAGCTAGAGCGTCGGTGAAAGCTTTGTTTATTTGTACGTAGGCTCGACCGTCGGCCGAGTCCAGTGTTGCCATGTACTTTGTCCGAGCCGCTGTCACGGCATCGGCGAGCTTGGCTGTGTTCTCAATCGCACTCATGTCTGACTGCGGTGATAACCAAGTTATTGCGCTGTCCCAGATCCTGTTCCAGAAGATCTTGCCATCGTCGCCCAGCATTGCGGGCGGTTCTGGGATCTTGTCAGCTCCGGGCAAAATCGTTACTTCCGAAAGTTCTCTCAATCGTCGGCCTCCACTATCAAGCCCTGGCGATCTTCCTGTCACGCGTTTAATCTCTGCCGGTTTTGGCGGACGTCCCATCTCAAATCCCCCTTGATCCAAGTCCGTTTCGTAATTTTGAGCGCGTGCGTAA